GACCTAGATAAAATTGGGGTAAGGCCTCACTAGAAGGACACGGTGTAAAGAATAGGGTATTCCCTAGACATTGAACGATTGAAGTCACTAAACAAAAAAAAAGGTCTCGTAAGAGACCTTTTTAGTATTACCCGAAGGTAATGAGACTTTCGTCTTACAGAATGTTTGACACTGCAAATTTTCTGTAGTACTGGTTAGTACCTGCTGATGCAAGTCCGTCTGCTGGTGTAGCACCGACAAATGGATTTGAAACCATACCATATCTAGTTTTGAAACCGATTTTTGGTTGGAATGTGTTCTCACCTACTGCACGAACCATTTGTAATGGAACGTATGGGCAATAGAAAAGACCAGCATCATAAGGGTTAGTACCTCTATAACCTACTGTTAAGTAGTCAACACCTGCATAAGGGTCAACATATACTTTAACTCTTCCGTTTAATAAACCAGCAAAAGTATTACCAGTGTCATCAACGTTTAGGTTAGTTGAAAGAGCAGGAGCGTAATCTAATACACCCGCCATTGACAATGCACTTGCTACGTCTGAAGAACATAGAATAAAGTTTCCTTTACCTCTTCTTGTTTCTTTAGCAATTGTGTTTGATTCTCTTTCGATTTGGAATAATAAACCTTTGAATTTCTCAACAGACCATCTTCCGTTTGCATCAACGTCTAAGTTGAATGTTCCAGCAGAAGCAGTTGCTGATGCACCTGTTTTTGCTTGTACATTTACTGTTCTAACAACTTCTCTGTTAATCTCTGCAAGAATTTCTGATGAAAGAATATTCGCAAGTTCTGACTCAGCGTCAAGACCGTGGATTGCTTTGAGGTCTTGTGCAAGTTCTAATGTGTATTCTGCTTTTAATGCTCTTGATTTTGCAGTCACAGTTGCTTTCTCTATTGAGAATGCCATCTGAGCAAAACCGTTTGATGCTTCAACATCACCTAATGCTTCTGCAGATGCAGTTGACATACCTGAACCAGTATGTGTTGCATAGTCAGAGTTAAAAGGGTCTGAGTTAGCCGTAGCTTGTAAACCGTCAGTCACTGTTTGGTTTTCTGAAGAATAACGTGATTCAACTTCGTTGATTCCCATTGCTTCAGTTTTATTTACCACAGATACTGATGGATAGTCGTTATACCTTGCTTTCATTGCAAAGATAAGTCCTGTCGGGCCAGTCATAGGTTGAACGCCACAAATGTCGTATGCAACGAGATTTGGCATAGCTCTTCTAACTAGGGATATTAAAATCGGGTCCCAGTTTGAAATTGAACTACCAGTAGCATTTAAAGGTGCTGCTTCCGCCAATTGAGCTCTGTCTTCGTTTAGAGCATTCTCTTGGTTTTCAAGGATAACAGCAGTAACAGCACGTTTGTAGTTGTCTTCGATTTTAGGTAAATCGGAGTGTTCTAGAATCGGTTGCCACTTTTCTTGTAAGTTTTCTGATAAAAACATTTTTTTTCCTTTATTAAGTAAGTCTTAACCTAATGGTTTTAACTTACTGATTGCTTGTGTATACTTTGCCATTGTAGGGTCAGTCTGAACTTCTGTAGATTGCTCTACTTTAAATTCTTCAGAACCTTCAACAACTAAAGTTTCTTCAACTACACTTTCACCTTCTGCAGGAAAGTAAGCTTCTTTGATTTCAGAAATCTTCTCAGCGAAGTCTTCTGCATCTTTAAAGTCTACTCCTTCAGCAAGTGAAGATAGTTTCTCTTTTTGTGTTTCAGTCAAATCTTTCGATGCTTCTGAAACTACGTTATCTCTTTTGAGGGTGTCTAACTCTTCAGTGATGTCCATATTTCTATTTACTTCACTGTCAAGTTTTTGTTCCATCTCGTCAAGACGATTTGCAAGTTCATCGATAACATCATACTTATCTTCAGGAACGTCAACATAATGTTCTACGAACAATGTTTTCAAACCTTCGATAAAGTTTTCTGTCATTTCTGACCTTAAACCACGTTCTATAGCAAGTTCGTTTTCTTTCGTCCACTCTTCTGCACAATACGTTAAGTACTTATCAACTGCTTCCGATAGGTCACCTTTGACAGTCTCAACTGTGGTTTTTAATTCTGCTTCATACTGCGATTTCAATTCTTCAGATACTTCTTGTACCTTACTTGAAACTGCTGCTTTGAAGATTGTTTTTGCCTTTTCTGCATTTTCTTCAGAAAGGTCTAATGCTTCTGAAATTGCTGATAGGTCGTCATCTATTTCAATTTCAACAAGAGAAGATTCTAATTCAGATGAAATTTCTTCAGAAACAGATTTCTCTTCTTCTTGTTCACCTTCTTCGTCTTCTTTCTTCTTGTTTGCGTTCAGTTTACCATAAGTTTCTGCAACTTCTTCTTCAGTCATAGACTTCAAAGACTCTACTACTTTTCTAGCAACTTCTGCTTTTGTCAAACTTTCGTCAACTTCTTCTTCAGATATTGTTCCCAATACTGATTGGATGTCTTCCTTAGTCATTTCCTTCATATTGTTGACGATAGCTTTGATAGATTCCATTTTAGAAGCTTTTAATTCGTCTTTTTTAGACTCTTTTTCATCTTCCTTAATTGAATCTGCTTTTTCAGCTTTACCAGCATTTTTCTTCTGAGCATCACCTTCGTTAGACGGTGCTGTTTCAGCTTTCTTTACTGATGCAACTGATTTGTCAACAGGATTTTCTTCGGGTTTGACGACTTCAACTTTACCACTTCCAATTTCTGCGGCATCAGATGAACCTTGTTTGACTGGTTTTGAATCTCCTTTCTCAGCACCGTCATGAGGTTGTTTTACCTCTTCGATACTTTCTAGGTTGTTTTCTAAATCTGCCATTTTTTTCTCCTGTTATTAGTTTCTAATGAACTACTTAATTTATTTATATGTTATAGACTCTCAACGAACCTTTTCCATAGATTTAACTTGGTTTCTTCCAAATTGTTTAATTTTGCAGTTTTTAACTCGTTTTGCATCTGCTCAACTTGAACTGCAGTAAGTATACCATTCTGATATACCCATTCGACTCCTTCCATTATTCCTTCAACGAATGCTTCAGGTGCAGACGGGTCTGCAACGATATCACCTGCTGTTGCAAGTTGGAAGTCCCCTTTTACCATTTGTGCGCCACCTTTCTGCTCTAGTGAACCTAGACCTCTAGATGATACACCTAGTTTTGCACCATCATTGATAAGTGCTTTAACTATTTCTCCATTAGGAGTACTTAATATTTTTGCTTTACCCACGTAATTTTTACCTTCGAGTGTAAGTGATTCTATTAAGTGGGAAACTTTGTCTAAGTTGATTGTTGGCCCTTCAGGATGTCCTAACTCTCCAAAAGCTCTTTGTTTTTCTACGAACTCCTTTGTATATCGTTCAACTTCTTTCTGCATTACTTCCATAGGATAGATTCTACCATTCCTATTTTTTATGTCTGCTTGCATAAAGACCCCTTCTATGAAGTAGTCTTTACCTTTACCATCTTTTGATTCGGTAATGATTGGAGATATTGTCTCGTTAAATTCAGCTATTAATTTCATTTATAATGTCCTCTAATTTTACTTCTTGCATATCGGATGATGACATAATAGATTTTATCTGTTTCATCTCCTTCTCTGCACTTTTTAAGTCTTTGTAAGGTTTCTCACTGAATAAATTACCATCAATATACACATTAACCTTACCTTTGTTATCAGTGTATATTATTTCTACTTTTGATGAACCAACTTTGGTTGCATCTCTCTTCAATTCTTTCTCCCCACGAGGAAGTTTAAACTTTGCCTCGTTTAGTTCGATTTGCATTGAAGAAAAACTTTTCATTACATCCCTTGTGTTTCTGCTGACTGATTCATCCAATCAACCTGTAGTTCTACTCTTTTCATGTCCACGGTCTCTGCAGCTTTCTGTTTGATACCTTGGTCTATTAGTTCTTTTGCATCCGAAAGATTACCAGTTTCTATGGTATCTACTATCTGTTTTGCTATTTCACTACTCATTATTTATATCTCCTAATATGATGAAAAACCGTCATCGTCTTGGTCTGGCATTGTTTCTTTTTCAGTCTTCATTTGCTGGTCAAGAAGTTCAATGTCCTCTTCAGTTTGTCTAAGTATATACTTTCTTACATATTCATGTGAGAAGTATTGACCGACATACTCTGATGCACTTTGTAATGCATCTAATCTTTCTTTAAAAATCTCTTGTTCTTTTAGTTCTGTAAAGTGATTATCTGCAGTAAAGTCGTATTGGATAAAGTCTTTAAACTTATCAAATTCTTCTTGACTTACAATCTCTTTAAGAATAACTTGAGTTCTTAAAATGTCTGTAAATGTTCTAGCAAACTTCTTCTGAAGTCTGTTAGTGAACTTATTAAACTTAAGTTCGTCTCTACTAATCTCTGAAGAACGACCCATGTTAAACCCATTGTCGGCCTCCATTCTTGACGAAGGAACATTCAGTGATTGATATAGTTTCTTCTTAAAGTATTCTATATCATCTATTTCTGAAAGGTTCTGTCCGCCTGGCAGTGTAGTAATCTCTGTTCCTCTACCACCCTCTCTTCTCGGCAACCAAAAGTCTTCTAACATACTCATATGTTTTCTATCGTCTTTTATCTCACCAGTATCTGCATTGTAAATAAGTTTATTTCTATACTTATTCATAGTCTCTGCAAGGTACTGTTCTGCCTTTGCTTTTGGAAGGTTTCCTACATCAATGTAGAAAATTCTTCTTTCGGGAGCTCTTGATAATCTATAAATTACAAGTGCATCTTCCATCATTGATAACTGATTTGAAGTTTTCAATGCTTTATGCAGATACCCGATAACTGCATTTTTATTATAGTCTAAAAGACCCGAAGTAGTATAACATACTGCCTCAGGTGCAATTTTAAGTGTAGAACCTTCTACAGCACTACTCTTATCGAATCCTTTATCATTGAAAACATAAAATTCTTCAATAGACTTGATTCTTTTAATTCCGTCTTTGCCCTTCTCTTCTTCTACATTTCTGACTTTCTTAATCTTAAGAGGGTCTACATTTCGTAAATCTACAAGACCAAGTTTAGGTCTTTTAGTGTCAACGACTTTATGGAAGTATATTCTTCCATCTACGTACCATTTTCTGAATAATTCATGAGAGTTCTGATTGAACTTCATTAAGGATAGGATATGACTAAATTCGTCTTGCATCTTTTTCTTGATGCTGTCTGAGAGTTTAACATCTCTTAAGTCAAGTGTCACAATCCTATCTGCACTATCCGATGTGATACACTCATTTATAATGTCTTCAATAGCAGCGTCGCATTCAGGTACTAGGGATGTTTCTCTGTATCTACGAATAAGTTCAACCTCATTCTTAATACCACCATCCATATCGACATAGGAACCATAAGCACCACCACCGACATAACCTGCCTGTTGAGCAATGACGGGTGTTCCATCATCATCTACAGGTGCAACAAATGACTGTCCTTGATTGACAGTCGTTGCTCTTAACTCGTCTTTTTTACGAGATATTTCAAATCCAAATATTTCCATACTATTATTTATAACACCTTCATGAGTGTTATTTTCACTTTAATTCTACTTAAACGACTCTTTCCCAGTGAGAATATGAGAATGTTGTTTCAAATTCTTCTAAAGCATCACCGTTTTCATAAGATAAATCGATTGTACCGATTGAATTTGGGAACATATTAAAGAACTCATATCTCGCAAGGACTGAATCATCTTTACCTAACTGTTCTACGAACGCACGAGAAATTAAGTAATCAGTTGAAGTTGCACCATCAGAAGTTCCAAATCCTTGGATTTCTTCTTGCCATGCTTCTAAAGCAGTTCTTGCAGAGAACTCATTATCGTTTATAACAGTGATACTCCAATCTTCAAAAGTTCTATCACCTGCAAGTTTAAGTACTTGACCTCTGAACGGGACTTCTACTGGAGTGATTGTAGCAGCAGGTATACTTGTTGCTTTACACAAAAACTCTATTTTATTTCCTGTCCTAGGAACAAACACTCTAAATCTGTTGGCTCTTGGGCCACCACCGATTAATTGTGCTTTAAATTGGTCTATTGTTGCCATGTTTTATTTCTCCTTAAACTGCACTATATATTTCTTCAAACTCAACACCACTTCTAGCAGCAATAAAGTTTAAAGTTATGAAGTTAATAGATTTTGCAGGTTTCACGAAGATTGAACATACAAACTCGTTTCTGTCTATAACAGTGTCTGTATTGTTTGTTTCATCACAAATAACTGAATAATCTACTAATCCTCTTCTGTTTTTAACATCTCTTAAGAATGGTTCTACTGCACTTCTAAACTGAGCACGAGTGAATGCATCATTGAACTCAAATAACTGAGCTTTAGCTGCAGTTGCAATTGCTTTCTCTAATACAATGAATAACCTTCTTACATTAATTCTATCAAAAGCACTAGGTGTTGTTAATGCAGTTTTATCTCCATATAACAATGTACCTTGGCCAGGGAATGTGACAACAGGGTTAACTCTTGCACGATATAAATCGTCTCTTGAACCTTGTTTTGGATTGAATGCAAGTTTAGTAATACCTAAGTATTGTCCTCTTGAGAAACCAGCAGGAGATATCCATGCATCTCTCAATAGGTCTGACCTTGCCATAATACCTGCAGTATGTCCGTTTGCAGGAATCCATCTATATGTGTCATGGAATCTATCGTATTGATATACCCATGTTGAATCGATAACTGCATATGAACTTGATGTTGCTGTATTTGCAGTTGTGATTACATTACTTGATTGTGTTGCTTCTGATGAAACACCAACAACATCTGCATATCTTGGTGAACATATTGCCATACAGTCCTTTCTTGTTTCACAAAGAAGGATTGCTTGGTTTGTTAATGTTGTCCAGTCTGCAAGAAGGTCTTGTTCGACACCACTTCCATTATCAGTTCTTGTTGAACCTACTAATAATAATGAGAAGTCTATAGTTTCTGCATCACCGAAGTGAGTTGACCATGCACCATGTTTCTCACCTGCAGTAGATAATCTACCATCTGCACCACCACTTAATGATGATGAGAAAGGTGTTGATGGGCCAGTAAATGCATCACCTACTGATTGAGCAAGTGTTCTACTTTCTGATACTGTTAGGTCTGTTGCAGTGTTATGTCCACTCCAATATACCCATGATGAACCATTTGATACTACATCTTTATAGTATAATGAACCACCTTGTGCATCTTTAGCGTCTGATGCAAGTGATACAAAACCGTATGATTCTAAAACTGTTCCTGATACACCTGAAATTACACCATCTTCATCTAGAACCACAATGTGTAGTTCGTCTGCACCTGCACCTGCAAGTGTAGCACCTGAAGATGTGCCTGGTGCTTTACTGAATAATGCATAATGTTCCCAGTATCTTGATACCTGTACTCCATCTGCAACATCAACTGTTAAACCAGTTCCAGCAGGTTGACCTACTGCTTCGATTGTGACATCATTTGTAGAAATTCCAGTAATTTTGTATTCTGTATTGTGTCCTGCAAATCTGATTATGTCTCCAACGATAAACACTGCACCACTAGTCATAGTGATAACCGTTTGTCCTGTTCCTTCATTTCCGTTTACTGTAGTTACGTTATCGTTGAAATATGCGTTTGCACTAGCACATGATGATACTTTTAATGAATTACCTAATGAGCCTGGGTTTCTTGCTATCCACTGTCCTGCAGTTCCTGCTTGTCCACCACTCTTATAAGTGTTTACATAGTCATCGTTGTTTTTTAATAATGATGAGGCATGTCCAGCACCGTTTGCACTGAAAAGACCACTTGTGTTTACCCTAACGATTCTTAAAGAAGAACCATATTTAAGGAAGGATTCTGCTGTGTAGAAGTCTTCAGCTCCTGCAACTGAATTTGCTGGTGAAGAAAAATTGTCTACCAAACCCTTTGCATCTGAAACTGTTACAACTTCATCAACAGGGCCCCAATTAAATGAACCTGCAAATGCACCAGTTGTACTGGATACTGCTGGAACAACATTTGTCAAATCTATTTCTGAGATTTGAACGCCTGGTGATACTTGAAATGTCATACTCTTTTACTCCTGTTAATGTAAAAAGTGTTGTTTACTGTTTTATTTATAACAAATAAAAACCCACCAACACATCATTTTTTACGATTGAAACCACCTATCCCCTTCTTTATCTACAAATGATACTTCTTCTGCAGGGGCTGAACCAAAAACACCTGCTGGTAATAGGTCTTCTTCAATCAATTTTTGTTGTTCTGAATACAACAAGTCTTTAACTTGTGAATCCGTTAAATGATAGAAAAATTCTGTTGTCACAAACCATGCAAATAATACACAGTTCATAACCATATCGTCATGATATCCTTTTGCTGCTTCATATGAATTACCTTTATTAACAAATGTTAGTAATTCAGTTATAGTTGCACGGTCAATCAATTCTAGTCTATTTTCTTCTAATAGTTCTTTTAATGTTGAACAGCCAATCCTTTTGATTTTCCTGTTCATTGTTACACCGATATCTTCTTGTTTTGTCATCCCTTGCACAAAAACATTAGGATATTCTATATCATAGTGTAATTGGGTTGCAACTGTACCACCTTCTGCATTGTTCTCTACTATCACCAATGCTTCGTTGTATGGTTTTACATACTTACTTATCATGTCGGGAAGTAGCATAGGTGAGAGCATATTGTCTCTAAATGTTGCAACTTGTTTAAATGGTTGACTACTCACATCAAAAATACTAAATGTTGAATAATCTATTCCTCTACCCTTAGAAACATCAACTGTACATACATATGAATGCCCCTCTTTGGGTCTTTCGTATATATTTATGTTATCTCGATTCCAATCAGGGTCTACACTCCTTAGTCCTAGTAAAACATTACTGTTTATAAGGGTATTACCAGTTCCCAAGAATGAATTACCATACTCCTGTTCGAACTGAGTCTCGGATGTATTTGCAATGGTTTGTTTCTTCCACTCTTCATCTCTGCCTGGCACATCAAACCAGTTGATAAGGAAGTGTTTATATTCAGATTGTTTCTGAACTGCACTCTCATATATCTTATAGAACATATTACCAACACCATTTGCAGTAGATGTGATAATAACCTTTGACTCTTTACCCGATGTGACAACGGGATATGTTGAAGTATAAAATTCTTCTGCATTTTCTACGAACGCAAACTCATCAAGATACAAGAGGTTTATAGACAATCCACGAATAGAACTCGAAGATGTTGCAGCTGCAACAACCTTAGAATCATTTGCAAATTCTATATTACCTTTGTTAAGAATTTTGACACCTGGCTGTAAGAAAAACGGTACACTTTCTAACATGGTGACAATACGGGATATCATTTCCCTTGCAATTGCACCTTTGTTTGCAAGAACTGCTACAGTGACTTCGGGATGAAACAACAGATACCATAAGAGATATGCACAAGAAGTGATTGATTTACCACTCTGACGGGATGCAAGAACTACGTTGAAACGATTTTCATCATAGTGTTCTATCAGATTTCCTTGATACCCACGAAGTTTAAATTTGACAAGACCTTCATCCAATGATATAATTTGACAATAGTTTTCTATAAAATGAACGGGTTCTTTAGAACACTTCAAGTATTCTTTAAACTCATCTTCAGTGTATTGTTGTTCAATACCTGCTCTCTTGATTAAATTATTACCAAGATATCCTTCATTTGTGGGTTTAACCATTAATCTTTCTTATTCTCTTTCTTTAGGAACTTCTGTAACTCTGATGTTGAACCAACATAAAGATGGTTATGTTGAGTCTTCACTCCTTCATTCTCATTGTTTAAATCTTTCATCTTTTTCTGCAAGTCTAATAACTTTTCTGCAGTATCCCCAACGGTCTTTATAAGTTGTCCTGCGACCTCGTAAGCACGTGGGTGTTCCGTTTCTTTGCATAAGTCAAGTATTCCATCGATTGCATCCTGACCCCTTTCTACGAGGCTGTAGAGGGTCTCACGACCATACTTATAGTCGTTCTCCATGCTCTCAACTCTTTGAGGGACTTTAACTACTTGGGTTTCTTGTTTTATTTCTTTAGAAATGTTTAGAACATCATCTAATTGGTCTTCAATTTTTGCCATATATTAACTCGCATCGGTGACTTTATCTTCTGCAAATGTAGAATTAGTACCGTCATCATAAAATGTAACTGTCTCTGCAACAACAAATGAATCACTTGGGTCTACAGAACCAACAAATTTAAGTGTAGTGTTAGCATCAATAGTGACTGCAGAACTTAATGTTACACTAAGGTTATCTGAACCAATATTAGAGACCGTTGGGTTGGTTGATAAATTTGTTCCAAACACTTCATCTCCCACACTTATCTTACTATTTATTGTAGTTGGGAAGGTCACATTAGTACTATTAGACACTGCATTTGCAACCTCTCCAAATGCAGGTTCATAGTGTTTAACCTCTTTAACAAGACCTGATGCATCTATTTGTGAAGTTGTAAATCCACCTGCATCTATATTGACATAGTCTCTTTCAATAACACTCTTAATAACTTCTCCCGTATACACAGGGCCAAAGAAGTAAACTTTCATTGTAAAGTCTAAAGTGTATTCTACTATTCTATTGTCTTCAAAACTGCCTTCATATGTGTCTTCCATTGATACACTGTTAAGTGTTATAGGAACATCTCTCTTTTCACTCATTGAGTCAATCATATTCATAGTCACAGTATACTCGGGTTGAAAATATGGAACAATTTGTTCTACGATTTGGATTGCATCATTAACTTGATTTGCAAGAATACCTAGTGTAAATCCTATATTATAGGGTGCTGGTGCATATTGAAATCCTCTTTTACCAGTATCACTAGTTTCTAGTAAATTCTTTTGTGTTCTTATAAGTTTGTTTTGTTGTCTAGTTGCATCATATTCAAACGAGTTCATCTCAAATGCCATTCTTGGAAGACTTACTTGACTTCTATTTCCATCATTTAAATCGGGTTCTTGATTTAATCGTGACAACCACTTTGCATTAGGGCCATATGCAATAGGAACTAAACTTTTAGCAAGTACTGTTCCGTCTGCCTTTCTTTTTACTACAGATATGTTATTGAATAGTGTTCCAAAAATTGATACACTTCTTTTAATTGTTTCATGATAAAAATGAGTCCCAAACATTATGTGACCTCACCGAATGGGTTTGTCTCTGAGAAGTCTAAGTACCCATCTGCTTTATCTTCGAAGTCTTTGTTTTGTGCTTGACCATCATTCTCCATTGTCATTACATCTGTAATTGCATTAATGGTACGAGATGTTCCTGAAGTAGAACCTACAATAGTGTCACCAACTGCAAGTGTTGAAGTGTTGTGTACAAGATTTAGTTTCTCTGTTGCACCTGACCATGCAGATACTTCTCCAACTACAGTACCATTAAGTGTCACTGGTTCATTTATAGTGTAAGAACCTGACCCACTATTCATAGTTAAGTCTAATGCATAGGCATTTTGATTTTCTATAACATCAATAATACCAACATCAGTATCGAAATCTTCTCCACTGTATTCAAAGAGTTCACACTGCATTTTGAACACAAATAGTTTTCCAACTTGATAGAATGGATTCTCATGTTCTACAAATTTAATTTCAAACATTGAACCACTAAGAGGGAAGTAGATTAGGTCTCCTTCATTAGGTCTTAGAGATGTTGCAAGATTAGAGTCTAGTGATATGAATCGTTCCCATGTTCTCAATGCAATTACAAAGGTTGCTTGGTCTTTTACTTGAACACCAAACTTACTGAATAGGTCTCCCTCTCCTTCAAATCCTTCTGTATTTTCTAAATACATTTCTACTGAATATGCATCACCAAATGTAGATTGCACATCTTCATTGAGAATGGTGTCTTCTTCTACGACCTCTCTTGGTAAGTAAAATGTTTCATGGCCATAGAAACGCATAGACTCAACAACTAAATCTTCATAAAGATGTTGTTCAGTTCCTACTGCATGGTTAAAAAATACGTTTGTTGGCATTCAGCTTATCCCATCATATCAAGAACTGGCATTTCATAGTTCAGTCTTGACTCTTCTTCTAATCTTAAAATTTCTTCTTTTGCTTCGTCTTTCATTTGTTGTCCATCAAGTGTCACTCCGCCTGGCAGTGCAATTCCTGAGAACTTAGAAAGGTTTTCTCCCCATTGATACTTAACAAGTGCAGTTGCATACTTCTTTAACCACATGTCATCATAGATATCAGTCATGTCATTAGGGTCTACCTTTCTGTAGCACTCTATAACAATAAACTCTCCTGCAACTAATTTGTTTGCATTATAGTCAATGTAAAGTCTATTAGAATGCATATTATACCTTAACGGTATCTGACCCACTAAGATATCATTCAAAAGAGATAAGTGTGATTGTACTTGTGAATAGTAAAGAACACTTGTAGATGTTAAATCCCACAAGTCATTAAGTCTTAACTGATACTGAACATCAAACATATTAGAAGTTGTTCCACTTGAGAAAGGGAATATTTGTATAACACTTAACACATGTTCGGGTAGTGTTATATAGTTTTGTCCTTCACCATATGTTTGGTTTGAAATTGCTTGAGTTCCAGTGGTTGCTGCATTGTGAGTTTCATTTGTCTTAAACGAATCAATCTCTTCTTGTGTGATTTGATGTTTTAGATAACACTTGATTGAACCCTCATAGTGAAATTCACGAAAGTATTGTAGAGCTTCATCCATTCTGTCATCAAACTGGTCATCATCCACGTTGATTTCTAAGACTGGCGCACCCAGTTTTCTTTTGATATACTCTTTGAATGTTGCTTTCGAGTTTGGTTTTGACATGATTGTATTCCAGTATTAAATCTATAATACTATTTATACGAATTTTAAGTCTATTCTTGGAAGTAAGTCTTAGATTGTAGACGGTCTATCTTTTCGTCTATCCTTGTCATAGTAGCCATAATTCTTTCAAAGTCTATTTCTATTTGTTCTCTAGTGACATATTCTTTGGCCATCTCTTCTCTTGTCTTGTTAACAAGTATGTCTATTCTCTTTTGTTCAGATAAAAGATTTCTTATGAGAAAACCTAGTGGTGCTAACACGAATGTTATCATAAGATTCCATAATAGATGAGTGTCGATTACTATTTCCATATCCTTATTTAGGATAATCAACTCATTATGGGGTTTCCATTTTGGTCTAAATCAAAGACAAATTCATTTGGATTATAGTTATTAATATCACCAAAGTTTGCATTGTCTTCAGTATAGTTCATATTTATGTTAAATGATATTGAGTATCTTTCTTTATCAGTTTGATTTGGTTCAACCATATGTACTGCACCGCTTGGAAATAGAACAAGTTCTCCACTAGTAGGTGTGAACCTCCAGTTATTATTAGTTCTTTGACTTGGAGGAAATTCAGAAAGAACCTTTTCACTACCATCAATCATAACTAAGTCCCCTTCATCACCATCTGCCTTTATATAAAAAACACCACTATACCAACAACCAGCATGACTATGTGGCATATTCCATGCACCTTTATCATTAATATTTGCCCAAGAGTTTCCTATAGACACTTTAGCAGTATTTGGGTTCAATCCATTAAAGGGTAGTACTTCATCATTAAAGGTGTGTACAATTTCATTCATTAGTTTTTGAAATATAGGAGATGATTCACACCCATCATTTGATTGCCATCCCGTATATTGATTTGATATCTGTCTACCTTTTGGGTCGTTTCTTCTCATACTATCGATTTCTGTTTGTAGTAATACTAAATAATCTTTTGAGAACCCTCTAGTCTCACCAGCATTTAACATATTTCTATGAAAAATATATGTTGGAAACATTAATCTAACTGCCATCATTATCTCCTATAGGTAATTCTAATTGTATTTCGGGTGAGTCTTCACTGACATGATAAGGACACTCGGGTGGTGGTGACTCTTCATTAAAGTATTTTTGTTTAGGATTCCAATATTTCATCTTCTTATAAGGCCCTACAGTTTTTGCAGAGACACTTCTATTATCTTCAACACCCAAAATTCTGAATGCTTCTGGCATTCCTATCGTTTCCCTTTCTGTTGTTAGACGAGATGAACTTAACATTTCAGATTTTGTAGTCTTAAGTGCATATGTCCCAACCCATTCTTCTCTCTTAAAGGGGATAATTTGACAAAGAGGTGTTCCTTTAAGAATGGTGAAATTATGGTCAACCTTTGGGTAAAAAATGATTTGTGCATTATCTACACCATTGTTGAATTTATCGGTATCAATTACACCTTGCCATGTAGAAAAGTATTTATTCTGATGCAGAAATGGGTCTAAGTAAAATGTAGAATATCCTTCGGGTGTTGTAATGCACCATGGGTTTCTCATTTTAAATGCATCTTTAACTGGAGGGTTTTCTGACTTGTCCATATATGAAAATCCATCCATAAGTTGAGTATGTGGATGAGAAGAAGAGGATGTACCCTTTAACCAGTTTCCTGCATCTAAGTCTCTAACAGATGCCCAACCAATACCTTCTTCATCTTTATGAGAAATTCCTTGTATGACTTCCATATCTCTATTTGCACATAAGTACCAACCCATCTTTAACCAATCATCCATTGCAGGACATGCTCTTATAGTTTGTTGTTTGACCCCATTTACAACTTCTGCAACCTTTGATTTTTTCCACCAATCGGGAACTAAATCTTTTGCAAGTATGGGTTTAAAATCTTTTATTGTTGTAGGATTATATGTATGAAAGTCTATCGTTGGCATCGTAAAACTCCTCCTTATCTACAAGTCTGACTTCATCACCACGAACAACAACAGACTTTCTATCTACATATCTTGCCTTTGCTGTTGGTGCATCTGCACCATGTGGTATTCTACCATCAAACATAATTAATCTATTTGGTTTAAACTTAACTGATGCAAACTCTTTGTTGTTGTCTCTTGCATGTATTCCGTGTTCTGTTGTTGAATAAAATCTTAAATCACCACCCCAAGCATCTTCCCAAAATTTATTTGTATAGTATAAGAATGACATGTTCCACTCATCTTCGGGTGAACAGTCTTGGTGACAAGTTCCATGTAATCCTTGTGTTTGTGAATTTAATCCCATGTATTGAAATCTCTCCCACTTGAATCCAAATTCTGTTTGCAATTTTCTATTAAGGTATCTAGGAAAGTACGTGTATTTATCCTCTATGTCGTCTACAGACATAGGTCTTTTATCTTTGTCATAACCACTAAGTATGGCTCCTCCCCAAAATTGATGATGAGGTAATCCTGTTGGACTATCTCCTCTTACTTCATTCCCTTTAGACCAAAAATTTGCACGTGATATTTGTGTATCGTAAAAATGATGGAGTGAAGATGGCAACCAATTATCTAAAACATAGATATTCTTTAAAGGAAGTGTTTCAACTCTAAAGGGTTTATCTATGAAGATAACTTCGGGGGTTGAGTTCATTATCTAGGAGCATCAACTGGAGTTTGAGCTCTAGGAATATAACTCATATATTCTTCTAAGTCTTTTAAATGGTCTTCTCTTGTAGATTGAATATCCATTTGTACTTGTTCTGATACAGATGCTATTGCATCACAAAACTCTAATACACTTCTTGCATTGCTTCTTTGTGGGTGGTTAGACCCCTCTCTTCCTGCAATGAGGACTTCTGTTAAATTATCAAATCCAGTACAGTCACAAGTTATATTAACCTGTTCATTACAGAAGTTTGTTATATCTTCACAATACTGATTTGAAAGTGATACTCCCATAGGTGGTTCTGAATGTTCTATATAGTTCTCAATAGCATCCATATCAGATGGTGATAAAGGAGTTTGGACTTGTTCATCAAAACAAGACTTTGAATCGTCCCACTTAATTACTTTCAATTCTATGTCATCGTAAACAATAACATCATAGTCAAAACCAAGTTCTGGCTTATCAACATTATCAAATTCATATTGTAATCCATTAGGTTTTCTAATTATTAGTTTACTTTCTTCTGTATATATAAAACAGTTATTATTCATTTTTAAGTCCTCACTTACAGTATATACTATACCTTTTTATTTTGCAAGAGGTTTTTATACTTTTCATAAACCTCTAAATTATTTATACCACTTATATCCATCCCATCTATCCATGGGCCACCTCTAGTGTAATGCACTCCATTGTATCTCCATTTCTCTTTAGGATTGTCGTATCCTTCAACAAAGATATACTTTTCGGGTATCTTACTTATCTTATCTGTCCACTCAAATTGATGTAATTGTTTACCAGTCCAAGTGTTAACAACTTCGGGTGTCAACTTCTTACAATCTTCATGTCCATTATTGAATATCATCATACTAGACCATAACTTTTTAGGATAGTCTATATTAACCTCTCCATCAAACTTAACACTGTCATGTTTGTATTGTGGATATTGAATACATGCAACAGCATCATCGGGGTTTAGATAATAGAACATGGGTAATAAGTTCTTTTTAAATATGAAATCATCATCTACGAAGATACTAAATCCTTCATAGTTTTCTAAATGTGGTATTAAGAATCTGCTGTAAGTAAATTCGGTAGATTGATTTGCATACTCTCTATTATAATCGGGAAGTTTAGAAATGTCAAGTAATTTAATTTCGGGTGTAAACCTTGTCGTCTCCATCAGTTTACCCATGCTCAATCCCTTATGTATACTATCACGAATAGATTCTACACAAACTTTTTCTAAACCATTGTGTGTTGAATCATATCCTACATAAATGTTTAATGGTTTGCCTTTTGAAAGTGTGTGAACTTTTTTAGCATGTGCATATACATCTTCTCTGAAGTCTATACCTGTAAAGGCCACTTGCCACTCTACAATACCTCTAGTGTATAATAACCCAACTTCGGGGGTTTGTCCTTTCGATTCTATCTTTTTGCCCCAATACTCTAATATTTCTTCTATAGAAACTGGGTCTATATGTGGAAGAGAGTTTTGTGTATCAAATATTAAAAGTTCATGGGTTGGGTCTTCCATCTCCTCAAAACACCCTGAACGAATTGAGCCTGGATGTATTTGAAGTGAAAGTTGATTGTTTGGATGTTTAACTGTAAATCCTTGAATGGGTGCTCGAAGTCCTTCTTCTTGTATACTTTGAATTAACCAATGAGCCTTACTTGCATGATAATACATTGAACTTAACTGGTCTTGACCATTTTCAATTAATCTATCTTCCTCTGTCAATTCAGTTAAGTCTCTTATATCGACAACATTTTTACCATCTTTAAATGTTTCTATCCCCATTCCACTATACATTCTTTCATGGTCAAAGTTTTCACATGTAAATCCATGTGGTAAAAATTTATTATAGACATGGGATTCATTATTCAATCCATTGAAACCAATAAACTCTTTGTTTTGTCTTTTTTCTAGTATATCACCCCATACAAACTTTTTTAATGGTGGGAGTTTCTTTTCAAATATCTCTTTCCAAAAGACAAGAAGTTCCTTGTCCTCTTCTGACATATCTAAGACATTTTTCATTCGGCCCAACTGAACAGTTGGAAGTTCATTTAATTCTCTATGGGTTATTACATCCCAGTCAATATCGGGTACTTTGGATTCAAATTCTTCAAAAGACGTGATTGTTTCTAACATAATATATCTAACTGTTAAGTGTTTTACACACTTATTTAGTGTTTAACTGGTAACGGGTGTTGCTGGCCAGTTATTACTCAAATCATTATCCCATCTAATAACAGGGGTTCTACCTTGTCTTGCATATGTACTAGGTTGTCTGTTCTGATACGTAAATGGTGTTTGACCTTGCCTTGCATATGTGCCTGGCTGTCTATTCTGATACGTAAATGGTGTTCTACCTTGTCTTGCATATGTACTAGGTTGTCTGTTTTGATATGTGAAAGGTGTTTGACCTTGTCTTGCATATGTGCCTGGCTGTCTGTTTTGATATGTGAAAGGTGTTTGACCTTGTCTTGCATATGTGCCTGGCTGTCTATTATTATACGAAAATGGGAATCTACCCTGTCTATCATATGTTATAGGGTTAGCAAAAATGTAAGTAGAAGGACTTCTATGTTGATACGTAAACGGTGTTTGATAAGCAAACGGGTTTTGGAACGTAAAAGGTGCCCTTGCATTATACGTAAAAGGTGTCCTTGCATTATACGTAAACGGTGTTCTTGCATCATACGTAAATGGTGCTTGGAACGTAAACGGATTCTGAAACGTGAACGGATTCTGAGCATTATTAGGTTGTCTAGCATTATTCGGTTGTCTTGCATTAGCAATATACGGTTGCCTTGCATTTGCAATGTATGGTTGTCTTGCATTTGCAATGTACGGTTGTTGTGCATTATTCGGCTGACGTGCATTATTCGGTTGGTTTGCGTTTGACGAACTCGGAAACTGTATGAATCCTATAGGCATTTTATAACTCCATTTGTATTAGTATTATATTTCATCGACTTAAGGCTCAAACGGATTTGGTGAATTGTTTGAGAATTTCAAAAACCCTCCAAACGGATATGGTATAGGTATTCTCATATTAGCTATAACTGGACTTTGGAACGTAAACGGTGCTTGGAACGTAAATGGTGACCTTGCATTGTATGTGAACGGTGTCCTTGCATTATATGTAAATGGTGTCCTTGCATTATATGTAAATGGTGCTTGGAACGTAAATGGGTTTTGGAACGTAAACGGTTGCCTTGCATTATTCGGTTGACGTGCATTATTTGGTTGTCTAGCATTTGCAATGTAGGGTTGTCTAGCATTTGCAATATAAGGTTGTCTAGCATTTGCAATGTACGGATTCTGAGCATTATTAGGTTGTCTTGCAGTGCCTGGCTGTCTTGCTTGAGCAATAGACGGTGATTGTGCGCTAGCAGTATATGGACTCTGAGCTTGAGCAATATACGGATAAGGTTGTTGTGCAGATGCAATGTATGGAGTCTGACTGTTTGCTATGTACGGATAAGGTTGCTGTGCATTTGCTATATATGGAGTCTGACTATTTGCAATGTACGGATAAGGTTGTTGTGCATTTGCAATATATGGGTTTTGTGCATTAGCAATGTATGGGTACGGTTGCTGTGCATTTGCTATATATGGAGTCTGACTATTTGCAATATATGGGTACGGTTGTTGTGCATTAGCAATGTACGGATTTTGTGCATTTGCAATGTATGGGTACGGTTGTTGTACATTAGTTTGACCTGATGCATTATTCCACCCTGTAGGTGTTTTAACATATATTTGGTCTACTGCTTTCCAAGTAGTAGAACCAGTTTTTACCCATGCACCTTGAGTTGCATTCCAACCCGTTGGTGTTTTAACCTTCTGTGAACCTGTTGCCATTTAGTTATCCATTAATTATTGTTAGTATTTATAAAGACCCTAAACCCCTATATTAGGAGTAAAGAATCCACATATCACCAACTGCACCATCACCACTCGCAGGTGCTGATGTTGATTGGTACATATTTCTTGCAGTTCCACCAGCATTTGTTGCATTGGTGATTGTAATTGCACCTGAAGCAATAGTTCCTAATGATACATTTGAACCACTTTCATATTTTGTGTTCAATGCAGTCTGTAATCCATCAACATTTGCAATTGTATGATTATGTGAATCATCTGCAATAGTTGCTGTGATTGTAAGGTTTCCTGTTCCATCGAAAGAACCTGAACCTGAAACATCTCCACTTAAACCAATTGTTCTTGAAGTTGCAAGTGCAGTTGCTGTAGCAGCATTACCTGTTGTTGANCCTGAACTTCCAGTGACATTACCAGTGACATTACCAGTTAATGCACCTTCGAAGGTCGCTGCAACAAAAGTTTCTGAACCTACTGTCCATTTNTCATTTGTNTCGTCCCAAAGAAGTGTCTTAGCAGAAGAACCACCACGAGTCACACTGATACCAGTGTCTTCTGTTGGTGAACCTGAAGTGAAATTACTGTTTAATGCAATAATGTTATCTGCAAGTGAGATAGTTTCTGAATTAACTGTAGTTGTAGTTCCTGAAACTGTTAAGTTTCCTGTGATTGCAACATCGTCATTTAATGTGACATTACCTGTTCCATTTCCTGTTAACACTAAGTTAGTGTCTGTGCTTCTTGACTCGATTGCATCTACATCAATTGAGTTTGAAAATTGAATTGCATTTCCGTCTGATGAAGATATAGCATTTGAAGCTTGTATCTGCATAGGTGCTTTAATTTGTATATTACCTGTTCCAGTTGCATCTAATTCGATGTCACCTGAACCACCTGTTTGAACACTAACATTTTGGTCATCATCTGCAGAAATAGTAATTGTTCCTGAGTTATCTGAAACCACTTGTTGTCCATTAACGTATAATGAACCAGGCCCAACATAGATATCTCTCCATTGGTATGAACTAGAACCTAAGTCGTATGTGACATCAGCAGTAGGTACAATATGACCAGTAATATCTGAGTCAGCAGTTAATGTAATACCTGCAAAAGAAGGTTTGTCTGAAGTTGCAACTGCTTGTCCGATTGAGACTTCAGTTCCTGAAACCCCAACACCTGTTCCTGCAGTCAATGTTGTTATATCTGCACTACCATCAAAGTTAACCCCTTGGATTGCTCTTGGAGTAGTTAATGTAGCTGCACTACCTGTAGTGTTTTGGTTAAGTGTTCCAACTGTTATATCGATTGCACCGTCACCAGCATCATCGTATGCAACTGTAATACCACTGTGAGTACCATTAGTAACAATAGCTGCACCAATGATGTCTTGTATTTCTTCTTCTGTTTTACCTGTTGATGAAATTGTGATTGTATCTGCAGAGTCATCATATGTGACTGTTGTTGAACCACTACCTTGTAGTATTCCACCAATCTTGTCTGCGATTGCTTCTTGAACCGCTGCACCTACTCCACCTGCAGCAATATTACCACTGGAGTCAATTACCTCTACACCACCAATGGATAAACCATTTTTGATATTAAAATTCTTTTCACCTGCCATTAGATGCTACCTCCGTCTATTTGAACATTGTTCAAAGTTTTAGATGAAGTTGCGTCTGCTAAGTGAGTGTCTACTAATGAATTAGCATAGTACTGATTGCTTGAACCTTCTGTAAGGTTGTCGGTTGTTAAATCAGATATTGCAGCTGCAACAATCTTTCCTGATGATGTAATTACTTCAGTTGAACCAACTGTAAGTCCGTATTCTATAACAAATTTGTTTTGTGTTGCCATTTTTTGGTGTCCTGTCTAAATGGTTATTGAAATCTACACATTTATTTAGTAGATGTAGACCTTCTAAACCCCAATGTATTTACGAAATATGCAAGTTTTTTTAGTCTAATGTTCCAGCACTAGGAATTTCTGATGAAGCTGCACTTACAACTCCAAGTTCGTATGCTTGAAGTATTTGTGCATCTTCACCGACTGCAAGTGCAACACTATTTGCATTACAATGTGCAACTAATAGAGAAAGAATCTCTAGTTTTGCAAGTCTTGCTCTTTCTGTAGAGAAATTTGTTATGTAATCACCCACATCAGGTGTGATGTATTCCAATGATTTCTGTTCTGTTGTTGTTAATGTTATTGTATAATCCATTTTTTATTTCCTATGATAATAATTGTCCACAAAATCTTGTGTATGCACCACTGTTTCCACCCAATACTGAATGAGTTCCCGATAGTTCTATGTAGAGTTCCACATAATCACCTTGTGCAAGATACATAATTATTGATGAACTTGCTTGTGCGTAATGAGAATTACTGGTTGCCTGTTTATCTCCCCAACCACCAAAGTATACACTTCCAGTGTTATTTTTTCTAACACCAATACCTATATAAGTCAATTCACTAGTAGAAGCTTGTATTGCTAAATTACACAAGAACATATATCTTCCTGCTGTTGGTGCAGTAAATTTTCCAGTGGTATGATTGTATTCGTTGTTTGAGTCGTGTGCCTCTGAATCAAATGTATATTTCAATGAACCACCACTTGCACTGAAAGATGAAGAAGGATAACAGAAGAATGACGGTTGATTTGGTTGAGTGTTTCCGTTTATTCTTAATTCTAATTGTGGTGAACCATTTACATAATGATTAAATAATGCAGTTCCAGTATGTCCACCGAGATACATTGTATCACCATTTATTCCATAGAATGCACCTGTTCCACTAGTATCTCTTAAATTGTGAGCAGGGAAAGTACCCTCTAAGGATAATACGGGTGCAGTATTAGAACCTAAATCTCTTCTTGCTACTCCACCACTGTTACCAATTACAACATCACCATTATCACCAAGAACTGTAAATCTAGTTGTGTATGTATCACTTGGTGCAGTTGAACCCTCGGCGGTAGTTCCACTTGCAATTTCAAATCCTTTATTGACAACTTCTTGAGCTGCAATTCTCCAGTTATAATGTCCATTACCAGTTCCAAGATATAAATCGGGACTTCCAGTGTTAAGTAACATATTTCCATCAACGTGAAGTTTTGCAGTTGGGTCATTGGTTCCTATGCCAACTTCTGCAGAGTTGTTTACGTGAATAACACTTGTATCATCGGGTGATTGAATAATTGTATTTGAACCACTTGTAGTTATTCCGTCTGCAGTTGAAGAATTTGTAATAACACCAGTTGAGGAGTTATATGATATTCCAGTTCCAGCACTTATTGCACTTCTGGCGTCTGAATCTGCATATTGAGTTATAGTACTACTGAATGTTGTTCCCGATAAAGATAATCCAGTTCCAGCACTATATGTCGTATCAGTATTAGATACTGTATTTGTGATAACACCTGTAGAACTATTATATGATATTCCAGTTCCAGCACTTATTGCACCTCTAGCGTCCGAATCAGTATATGTTGTATCTGAATCTGAATATGATATAACACCAGTTGAAGAATTATAAGATAAATCACCACTAACACTTATTGCACTTCTAGCGTCTGAATCAGTATATCCTGCTGGGATATCACCGAATGTCAATGTCCCACTTCCGTCTGTTTTGATTACTTGACCGTTTGTTCCATCTGATGTAGGATAGGTGATAGAAGACCCTGTAAGACCGTTGGTTGCAGTTAAAGTTGTTGCAGTTAAATCCCCAACGGTTAAGTCTGCAAGAGTATATCCTGAACCACTTGTATTGACTGTTGTAGTCGGTGCAACCTCTAAACCATCAAAGAGTTTCCAAGTTGAATCACTTGCATCTCTAAAAAGACCTGTATATTCTGTAGCACCACCATCGGATAAACCATCATCATAGTTTCCGTATATACCAATATCTAAGGTATCTGAAGAGGTGTTTGCATTTGCAAGTTCCAACATATTATCTTCAACAGATGTTGTTGTTGCATTGATGGTTGTACTAGTCCCATTTACTGTTAGGTTTCCTGAGACAGTTGCATTTCCATCAATAGTAGTATTACCACCTATCTGTAAATCTGAATCAGTNTTTATCCCTATATCTGCAATGAATTTTGAAGTAGTAGCCATGGTTATATTTAGTTCCTATAATAAGAACTATTTATGGTTTTTGAAATGTGGTTAACAAAAAAAAGGGACTCCGAAGAGTCCCTTTATAATTATATAATAAGTTGTTACGCTTCTATCAATGTTCTGTCAAACTTTGTTACAGTTGAACTAGCACTTGATGGTGTAATTTTCAATTCTACATTTGCACCATTTATATCAGCATCAAAAGTTGCCAATGTAGATGATTTCAATGTACCATAAGCAGTCAACGTGACGGCAGAACCGTCATGAACAAGAACAACTTCTGTAGAGTGATAATCACTCCCTTCTTTCATAGCAATGACATATCTTGCAGCCCTAAATGAGGCATGTGCAAAAGTGTCTAATGCTACTTCTGTAGTTGCAGTTGTTGTTAAATTTCCTGCTTTTGATGTTTTAGAGTTAACAATCTTGCTTGTGACTATGACATCATTACTGACATCATATTCAATTGCACGAATCAACTCAGCGATTTTAAAACTATTTGTTTTAGCCATTTTATGATTCTCCTTATGTTAATCTAATTTGAAAGGTTGAAAATGAAGTATTTGTATTCGCAGGTGTGACTAACAATCTCATATTACCTGAATCTACATCACTTGAAAGAGTGAATAGAGAGGCATTTGAGAATGCATCACCATATTGAATAAAATATGCATTTGTACCATCGTTAATTAATAATACTTCAGCAGCATGAGTACCAGCAGATGCATGTGATGCCATTATGACATACTTGATTGCTTTATTACCTACACCGTTAGAACTCAATACTTGGTCAGCAGTGGTTGCTGTTAAACTTGATGAAGTGAAAAATCCTTGCACCAAATTTGATATTGAAGTTTGAGCTACTACTTGAAGTACATCTCCTTGTACAGCATCTTCCTGCAATGTGATAGTAGAAGTTGAAGTAGTGACATAGTCGTCTCCACTTACTAACTTCACACCATTTAGATAGACTTGTTCTAAACCTAGAGTATAACTCAAAGTTGCAGAATTATCATCAGAACCCGTAAATACAGTTTGAGTTGAACTCGTAACTGCATAATAGAACTGAGTTAGTCCACTAGATGGAGCATCGGTGAAACCTAGTGTTCCACTTCCGTTAGTAGACAATAATTGTCCACTTGTTCCATCACTTGTTGGAAAAGTTAATGCGTCATTAATAGTTAGTGAAGATGGGTTAGACCCGACTTCGACTATGGCAGCGGAACCATCATTTTTTTCAGTATAGAATCTACCGTGATAAGTGTTTACTGCTAATTCACCTAATGATAAATCACTAGTTGCAGGAACACTATTTTGAGTAGCACTTCTTTTGAATTGGATTACTGTTGCCATTTGTTTCTCCTATATTAGAATGAACCGCCGTCTATTGCTGTAATTGCAACTGCGCCTGAAGTAACTGTAAAGTTATTAGTGTCAAATGACGCAATACCTTTATTAGTGACTGTTGCATCTTCACCTGAAATAGTGATTGCACCATCAGCGTTAGTTACATCCATTCCTTCACCAGCAGTTAAAGTTGCAAGTTCCATGTCTCCATTAGAACCATTACCAATCATTAACTGTCCAGCTGTTGGAGCTGCACCGTCTAATGAA